GAGATTTTGAAATTGGACAATTTAGATTAAAATACCTAAATAAAGTTCCCAAAGAATACACAAAAACAATTAATTTTGAAGACAAACTTAACCATTAAATAAAGAAGCGATGACAAAGATATCTAACAAAACAACTGCCTACAAAATAAAATACCCTGTTATAGGCTCTGATTATTTTCCAATTACCAATTCGGTAGATGCGGGCGTAGGAATGGCAAAAGGAGCTACAAAAAGCGCTGATTTTGATGGAGTGCGTGCTTTTGTACTTGCCGGCGTAAATCCCATAATTGGAGGAACTCTTAAAATTACCGAAATCGAATATGCCGGAGTACTAACTTCTCCTGCTGATGTTGCGAATTCGCTTGACCCAGATTACGAGGTTGCTCAATACGAAGTTTTGTGGTTAAATGTCAATGGCGACAAATACCAATTAAAATTACAAGACGTAACTATTGGTGATGGGCAACCAAATATTGCTGATTCAGATTTCATCACTATTGTAGCAATTAAAGCATTAGGTGACGGAACGGCGGTTTACAAAGGCTACAATTTATCAAACGATTCATACGAATATCGTGCTATAAAAAGTACAGGTAACGAGATTACAGTAGTTAGCGATAATATTTTTATTGAGCCAAAAGCAGGAGAAAATGTAGGTACTGGAGTAAATGTGTACAAAGAACTAGAACCAACGACAAAACTTCACCAATTTAATACTTTAGCTTCTTTAGGCTCTATAAAAATTACCAAAGAATTGTCGGGTGGTGCCGAAACGGGCAGAATATTGTTCGATTTGCCAAGTCTAAGTTCAACGCCAAGTTTAATCGTAAACAATAGCGCAACACCAACTTATGACGAATGGGTTTTAGCCGGCGGAAACTTAATTTCAAATCCAACTTTTGATTACAAAGGATTTGGAACTGAATCACAACCTTTCACCGATACCATAAGATACACTACCACAACCGCTTTCACCATAACCCCAAACACGGCAATACAAAATGCTTTAGATGTTTATGTAGGAGCAGGTTCTCGATTAAGCCCTGATTTAGACGGACAAATCATAAAAGTAAGATCAAACGAAGGAATTTATACTCACCCAGGAGATTTCAACTACAACAATATTTATGTCGAATTTGACGAAACTATAAATTGCACCACTACTGATTACATTACAGATATGGACGACGCAAGTTATTTTGACGCTTCAACATCGCGCGCAACGTTTGTTCAAACCACAAGGGGCAAATTCATTCAATCAAACGGACTAGGTTTTAGAAATGCCGGAAATACAGTATCCACTTCAACTTTTGCCACAGGAAGAATTTTGACTATTATTGGCGATGGATATGCCATTTACAGTAATCTAAACGACACTACAAAATATCTGATTAATGCCGACGAAACAAATTCGTTAGGAAATAATAATGACGGAAATCTTTGTTTTGACATTCAAGCAGGTTTAAGAGCAGAATTTCAAGGAATTTACAAAGTTGGAGGAAAATCAAGAATAGATTTATACGATGAGATTGTGTCTGGAAACTTGACTGGAAACGTAGCTACAAATTTAAAAGCATTTGTTCAAAACGGAGGTCAAATAAGACACTTTGGAAACGCTAATTATCAATTCCAAAACCTAAACACAAGAACGGATTTGATACAGTTTAATCCAACTTCTTCTTACGTCACTACATTCTTTGCAAACGGCTGTGTTTTTGCGGGTAGCGCGGTGAATTTGTATAACAAAACTACCAATGAAGATGTAGTATTTCAAGAAAACAACTCTGTTTGTCCAGCAATTAACATCGTAAATATCTTTGAAACGCCAATTACAACTCCAAAATGGAGTCCTCAATTTAGAAGCAATACTTTTCAAACAGGTGCAATAGACACAACAAAAGTTGACTTAACCGCCAATAATGAGTATTCTTCAGTAAATGTTATTGGAAAAGCGGTTATTGAAAACTTGGTAGTCTTTGCTTCTAAATTTCAAGCTAATTCAGCAGGAATTCCAAAATATTCAGCTTTTATTAAAAGCAATACATTTAATGCCGTAGATTTGGTCGCAGGAGTAGAGTATAAAGTTATTACATCAGGAAGTCCATCGTTAGGCGCGGTTGGCGCATACATAACTGCGACGGGATCTGAAACCGGCACCGGAACGGCCAGTCTAGAAACACGAGAAATTTTAAATTAAAATCAAATCAAAATGAGTCAAAAAATAAGAAAATTGTCAATTGGCGCGGAGGTAAAAGACCGTTTTCACTATGTGGTAAATGATGAAAAAGCGGTTTATCCAGTTACGATAAATGGTAAATTAGAAAGATTTAATTTGGCCCAAATAGTCGAATGTGAAAATCACTATCAACTTTGGCTAAAAAAAGGAGATGAAATATTCCATTGGAAAGACGAACCTAAGAATAATATAGTCACACCAGAATATTTTCTTGACTAATGAGAGCACCTTTTAAATTCATCATCTCGCCAATTAACAACGAGCAATACGTCAACCAAATCGGCAATTTAATAGTCAACACAAGCATAGAAGAAGCCGAAGACGTACAGAGAATTGGAATTGTTCAATCTTTGCCTTTTGGCTATTCCGGATTTATTAAAAAAGGTGATGCCGTAGTGGTCCAACACAATGTTTTCAGAATTACTTTTGATGATCGCGGATTTCCAAGACAATCCGACAATTTCATCAAAGACAATCTATTCGGCGTAACTCCCGATATTATTTATGCGGTTATTCGCGATGGAAAAATTATGTCAAGCGATGATTACATTTTCGTTGAACCTATTGTTGAAGAAGATTTTTGGCTTGGAAAACAGACTGTGAAAAATCAAGGATTCGCCAAGTACGTAAACCCAACGATGGAGGCACAAGGAGTGGCACAAGGAGTAAGAATAGCTTTCGGTAGTTTCTCAGAATATCTATTTGAAATTTTTGGCGAACGTCTTTATCTAATGCGCAATAAAAAAGTAATGGCTATTTTGGATTAAAAAATTCCATATCTTTGCAATTATTAACCCATTAAAAAATAACAAAATGGCAGCAATTAAATTGACATCCGTGTCAAGCACCGTCTTTAAAGTCGGGACAAAGAGCTTTTTGAAAGGCGATTACGAAATCGAAATTAATCCTTCGAATTTAGTATTCCTAAGACCAAAATCATTTCCAATCGGTAATTCCGTTGTAAGACAACAAGTGCCTTGGAAAACACCATTGCCTTACACCGCGTTTATTGATTCAGGCGACGCCGCTTATGGAAGTTTTGAAACATTTTCGTTAGCATTGGCGAATTTAGTAGCTGGTCCTGCTAATGCGTCAACAAGCGATTTGATTTCTGACAAAGGAACTATCACTCAAGGGACAAGCATTGCTACTGGCGTAACTTTATCAGTACTTAATGGTATTGTAACAACAGTAAGTTCAACTTTGGCCGCTGATGCTTCTGCAAGTTTCACAATTACAAATACTAAAGCGACCACCGCAAGCAATATTCAGTTAACTCCTGAATACGCAGGTTCGCAAGGAGTTGTTGCTGCGACTGTAACTTCAAAATCTGCTGGTTCTTTTATTGTAAAACTTACAAATATTGGTACGCAAGCACTTAATGATGTTATTAAATTACAATTCTTGGTAGCGTAATCTAAGAATTCGCCAATTCAAAAAATTAAAGCCTTTCGAATAGAGAGGCTTTTTTTATTTGGTAGATTGAAAAAGATTGTTTAAGTTTGTCCCAACAAAAAGTAAAAACAAGAATATGTTATCAATGAATATCATAAAAACGATTGCAAGAGTTGGGGATAATTTCCCAAGCAAGAGGGTTATGGTATAAAGTGAAAAAACACAAATAGTATCAATTAAAATCCTCTAAGCAATTAGGGGATTTTTTATTTTCGGGGAATTCGTATAGCGGTTATTACAATGGTTTTGCAAATCATAAACAAGGTTTCGACTACCTTATTCTCCACTAATCTAATTACGGTGAATTCGCCACAATTAAAAAATGAAAACAAGTAAGAAGTATAAACGGTAAATCTATTCTCAATGTTGGGAGTAGATAACTATTCCCCTAAAACATTATTGGTGGATGTACCAAACTTTTAATTTGGGAAGCTTCGTTCAAATCGAAGTAGGGGAACAAAAAAACATTCGTGTGTATTTCAGCTAGTAGAAAGCAATCCTGATAAGATTGTATGCGTAAGTGCAATTCTTACCACACGAACAAAAAATGCAAGATGTAGCTTAATGGCTAAAGCACTACGCTTCCAACGTAGGGAAGGAGTTCGATTCTCACATTTTGCTCGATATAAAAATGGTCTATTAGTGTAAAAGTAGCAGTATTGGCTTGTCACGCCAAAGGCGACGGAGCGTTACCGTCATAGACCGCAATGGCTTAGGTAGTTTAATTAGCAAAACACTTCTCTTGTAAAGAAGATTCGGGGTGCAAGTCCCACGTAAGCCTCAAACACCTCGTTGGCGTAATAGAAGCGTATATCTTTTACACGGATAGGGCGGTGGAGCATAACCATCACGAGGTACAAATGCGGGAATAACCACAGCAATCTTCTAAATTGCTACGTGTAATCGGAGTTGCAAATGTTGGTTCGAGTCCAACTTCCCGTTCAAAGGGCTTGTATCGCCTCGCACTCATAATGCGTAGAAAGCGTAATCGGTCACACGGCGGTTCAATCCCGTCCAAGCCCACAGAATAAAAATCCTCTTAAGCTTTAAAGTGAAGCTTTCGACTGTTAATCGAAGGAAAATGGGGCAGTACCATTATGAGGAGCAAAATAAATTTGGTAGTTCCGAATTATTGTTTAAATTTGCAAAGCGTGAAAGTGTAAAGGTTGCATGAGTGCCTCATAAGCACCACGGGGTGGTTCGAATCCACGACACGCTACAAAAGAAAAATACAATGAAAAATTTTAGTTTATGCTTATCTTATTGGTTGTCGTTTAAATACGATACGGGATTTGCTATGCTATAAAATACATTTGTATTTATGATCTAAAATCCCGTTCGAAAGTTCGGGATTTTTTTGTTTATGGGAGCGAGCAGGCGCAAGCCGACTCTGTAAAAGTCTTGCTCGGTGGTTCGAAACCATCCGTTCCCACAATTTAGGCGCATGGCGAAACGGTAGACGCATCGGGTTTAAGCCTCGTACAACTGTGGGTTCGACTCCCACTGCGCTCACAAAGGAAGGTTAAACCAAGTCGGTCTACGGGTTGCTGTCTTGAAAACAGTTAGGTTAACGCCGTGTGGGTTCGAGTCCTACACCTTCCGCAAATGGAAAGTAAACTAATCAGGTGGTTAGACTTGTTTGCTAAACAATGGGTTCGTAAATGATTGGGTTTCGAATACTCTACTTTCCGCAAAAGCATTTTAGGCTAAGGTAGCCAAACGGACTCCAAATCCGTAGGACAAAGTTCGATTCTTTGAGGGTGCGCAAAAATAGGATTCTAAGCTAACTCGGTAGAAGCGCTTGACTGAAAATCAAGAGGAATTGGTTCAACTCCAATAGATTCCACAAATGATAAGTTACCTAATGTTGGAAGCGGGATTAGTCTGCAAAACTAATTTAACATCAGTTCGATTCTGATACTTATCTCAAAATTAGAACGCCGTGAGGGATTCGAACCCCCGTCAGTTAGTCCGTAGCCAACCGTTTTTCCGCTAAACTAACAGCGCGTTTTATTTGTACCTCGTGCAGAAGTCGAATCTGCAACCACAATATCCTAAGTATTGCCGCACTTCCAATTAGCGTAACGAGGCGTGTTTTGGGTGTAAAGTCGGGGTCGAACCGACATCACCTTGCTCCACAAGCAAGTGCTTTACCATTAAGCTACAAACACCATTTATTAGCAGGAATATAGGGAATCGAACCCCAATTGCTTGCGCCAAAAGCAAGTGTAATAACCATTATACCATATTCCAATTTGTATTGCCGACGGGACTCGAACCCGCATTTACAAGGATGAAAACCTTGCGTCCTATTCCAATTAGACGACAGCAACAGTTTGTCAGGATAGTAGGACTCGAACCTACGACCTCTTGCTCCCAAAGCAAGCCATCTACCAACTGATATACATCCTGAATAAAAAAAGCCTCCCAATTACGGAAGGCTTTCAATGCAAATATATTTTGTTGACTATACTATACAAAGGTTCCCTTCCGAAAGTTTTTCGGTTGTTGAAGGCGCTCTGTATGTAGAATCATTGTTTTCATGCAGCAAATGTAAACATTATTTTTAAAAAAGCAACTATTTGAAAATAATTTATATCTTTGCAATGTAATTGTTTCGGTCTCAAACCATACGGAAACATAAAAGAACAGCCTTTGCGAAAAAGACAAGCGTGAGACCCTTGTTGATTTTGCGAAGGCATTTTTATTTTATAAAATATGATAGAGTACTACAAGAATTTAAGTTTGGAAAACCTTTTTTACATTGATAAAAACGGAATTATTAAAGAAGAAGAATGGCGAGATATTTTAATATCATTAAATGGAATGTATCAAGTCAGTAATTTAGGACGAGTAAAATCTTTTGCAATGGGGAAACAAATAATAAAGCATCAGCAGTTTCATCCTAAAGGATATTTATTATGCGGATTATATATAAACAAAAAACATTTCAAAGCTAAAATACACAGACTTGTTGCTCAGGCTTTTATTCCTAATCCTTTAAATTTACCACAAGTAAATCATAATACCAAAACAGGAGACAAAACTGACAATAGGTCTTGGAATTTAGAATGGGCTACAGATGAGCAAAATAGAAACCATGCTAAAAAAAACGGATTGTTTTTTAAGGGTTCAAAAGGAGAATCTCATAATCTGTCGAAATTAACCGAAAAAGAAGTGTTAGAAATAAGAGAAATACATAAAAATAACAGAAAAAATTATAAAGAAACTGCTTTAAAATATAATGTTTCAACAGCAACAGTAGGTAAAATAGTTGTTAGGATTCTTTGGAAACATATTTAATTGCTGTAACTTTTAATTTTAAATTGCAAAACGCCTCTATTTTCAATTTCGGGTTTATAACTAAGTCGATTGCATCCCATTAACGCGTAACCGGAAGCCATAGAAATATCAAATTTTGTTCTGTCTTTAATATTGAACGATGCCCAATCCATTAACATAGCGTTAAAAGGACAAGCGCCAACCTCATTTTCCTCGCGAATAGGATGCAAGTCGTCTCCTTGCTCATAATAACCTACATATTTGTTTACGAAGTTTTCAATTTGAGTCCAGTGCATTTGATTAACGTCGGGACTTGTTCCAGGAACACCTCCAAGCATTTTTTCCGTAGGAGATAATCTATTGGTCGGTTTGTCAAATCTTCTTAAAGAATACCCCGTGTATCCGCGATTAAGGAAATGATACAACAATCGTGGTTTATTGTTTTCTATTAAAATTGGCATCCCGTAAAACACACAACACATTAAACAATCTTCGAAAAATATCTCTGCTGTTTCTGGACGTGCATTGTATAATAAAAAAGGAAAATTACTTGGAATGTTTTTCATTGTGAATTTAGTGAAGCCGACAATTGCTCCTTTTGACCCTAAATCGTATTCCGAACCGTTTTCAGTATTTATTATTTTTGAGTCTACAACTGCATTTATATCGTACGAATCTGCGCCTAAACATCCCAAATCTTCGTTCAATGGATGCTTACTTCTACCTCCAAAAGTATTGTTCTTTAAAACCCAACGATTTTGTAATTGTTTTTCCGGAATCCAAGACAATAAAAATCTTCCTTTGTGAGACGGAACCCAAATTACTTCGGTGTCTTTAACTCCGTCTTTCCACATAAAATTCCCACGAACTAATGTGTCTTCAATTTCCACATTATTGTTATGCGCAATTTGGTCATTTAATTTCTCAAGATTAAATAAACTAGATTTAGCTTCATCACGAAATGCTTCATCAATAGTCATTGGGAATGCTCTTAATTCCTCATTGTATAGAATATCGGATTGTTTTCTTTTGGACCGTCTTCTATTTTCTAAAAACTGAATTGAACCTTCGTAGATTTTTTCGCCATAGACATTTACAAAATGTTCGCCTTCCGGAACTACTGTGTGGCATACGCCGTATTTGTCCGTGAACAATTCCATATTTTTGTGTGCCGGCAAGAAAAAAGCGTATAATCCTGTTGAAGTACGTTTTGTATGAACATCTCTTTTCGAAATAATGGAGCCTCGATACATTTTATAGAACGCAAATCCGCCCTTAGCCATTGGATTTACAGTACTTCCAACGTATATTTTACCAACAACTCGACCTCCGTTTTCGATGGTTGGCGAAACTCGACCCCAATATGTCTCTAGTGAAAATGGCGGTAATGGTTTTGAGGCTTCGTCAATTAGCAAACGTGTCATTCTTTGTCCGTCATAAGCGGATTCAGTAGTAGTTTTCCAATTAAGCAAAGTGTTAAGGTAGTCGTCGGTATTATTGTCTTTTTTCTTCTTGGCCACTTTTGATGAATCTGAAGGCTTGGCAAATTCCACTTCTGTTTTACTATCAATTTTTCCTTTAATTACCGGAATGAAGAAAAACGGTAAATTTTGAATACCATAAGTCATTTTAAGAAATGCTTCTTGGGCATCATCTCCTGTTTTAGAAATCATACCTAATTTAGCGTTGGCAATGCTTGTGCTATCATTAATCATTTCGCAAATTATTTGGTATGTAAATCCAGTCCTTCTCGACTTAACAAAAAGTTCTCCGAGGCATCGCGGATCTAAAACACAAGCGCGAGTAAAATAAAACATTTCCAATTGCGCAAATCGGAAATCCATATAAGAACCTGTATCTAACATTTTCACGTGCTGAAGTGCCATGTAGTGTGCGGGAGTCAAATAAACCGCCTCGCCTTTATTCATAAAAAAAACTCCTTCGCGTCTGCGTTTGAATTCATTCATAATGAACGCGTAGTACATATCCTCATTTTCCGGAGTCAGTCCACTTGGCAATTCTATTCTTCTCCAATATTGTTCTTCAATCGGCAAATTGCTAAATAAAATTTCTTTTTTGTTTTTTGGAGGAACCGGAAGCATAATATTTAATCCATCAAGAGTAATCACTTTGCCTTTTGTTCCAAACGGACAAATCATTACACTATCAGTCTTTTCATCATACCATTCTTTATGATAATCTTTAGAAGGATAAAATTCTTGATTGGCAAATTTCTCAGGAAACGAACGTTTAAATTCGCGCTCTTTGAAATCTAATAAGTCGGCATCTAATTGAAGTTTTAAAGATAAAACTCCCGAATTTATTTCATTGATTGCTCTAAAAATAATGGGCTTACTTTTAATAGCGGTTCCGTATTTTTCGGTATCTAATTCGCTAAAACCAATTTTTTTTCTTAATGCTTGGCGTAATACTTCTATGGAGTTTTCGCCAGATTTAATTAGCGAACTTGCGTGTTTTCGTAGTTTTTCTTGACTTGGAGCATTAGGGCTTTCTTGCCATAATTTTATCATTTCCTTTGTGGCTGAAAATGATTCAAGCCTAGACTTCATCAAATTCGCTAATTTATCATCATCAACATCTAAAATGTTTACGCTTAAATTCATTCCTTCAATGGAATCTTTTATCGCGATTTCAATATCATCACTTAATCCTCGCATTTTAATTTCAATTTTAATTTAGAATAGTCAAAGATATAACAAAATAGAAAAATATTATCGAAATGCGAAATGCTATAATAAATTATTATCTTTGTTTGAAAATACATTGATATATAATGGGTAACGATAAACAAGGCTTGACCTTATCTTCAACAGTAGCTTTTCCAAGTCAGCTTGATTCATTTGAGAATAAGAAAGAACAGTCTTGGGGCTATCAATTAGCACTCGCTATTCAAAACGAATGGTTCTTCGGCTACAATATTGCAAATCAGCAAATCAGCAAATTTTATACACAACGGAACCAGCTAATCGAAAGAAGAATGTACGCAAAAGGTCTTCAAGACATGAAGCAGTACATGAAGCAATTCGAAACAGAAGGCGACAAATCATTTTTAAATTTATCTTCTAAGCCAATTTCTATAATTCCCAAATTAGTCGACGTTGTTGTAAACGGAATGTGTGATAGGGGATATTCTGTTAGAGCAACCGCTATTGACCCAGCTTCTACAGATGAACGAATTGCTTATAGAAAAAGAATTGAAGACGACCAAAACGCTAAAGATTTTATTATTGCTGCTAAGGAAAAGTTGGGAGTTGATGTTGGTAATTTGCCGATTGACCAAATTCCGGAGTCTAAATTAGAGTTAGACTTGCGTATGCAATTAGAGTATAAGCAATCAATGGAAATTTCCACAGAATTAGCCATTGACGAAGTATTCAAAGAAAACAAATTTGAAGACACTATTGATAAACAAATAACAACCGATTTGACTGTATGCGGACTTGCATGGGTTAAAAATAAGTTTTACCACGATAGGGGAATTGTTTTGGAATATGTTAATCCGGAAAACAAAATACAATCATATACTGACGACCCGTTTTTTAGAGATTGTTTTTACCACGGAGAATTTAAAGTTGTTCCAATTAGTGAAGTTCTAATACAATATCAATGGTTGAATGAACCAGAAAACGCAGATAAAAAAGCACAATTAGCGAGTTCTGCAGTTCAATGGTGGGATTATCACAGAATCACGCAAGACCAAAGAATAAAAGGCACAACAAATGTGCTTTATTTCACTTATAAAACTACTAGAGATAGGGTAAAAAAAATAATCGATTTAGATTCAGGGTCTAAAGAAATTACTGAATTTACAAAAGGTAAAAACGAGAAAAAAGATTTTAGAAAATACAAAACAGTAACCGTTGCTGAAGAAATACTTTTTGAAGGAGCATTGGTTTTAGGTACTGATATTTTGCTTGAATGGAAAGTGTCTGAAAATATGTCGCGTCCAAAATCAAATAAGCAAAAAGTAATAGACCAATACATAGGTGTAGCACCAAGCAAAGAAAGAGGCTATATTGACTCTTTAGTTGCTAGAATGATTCCGGTTGAAGATAAATTGAATATTTTAGAGTTAAAAGCCGAACAGATTATTCAGAAAATACAACCGGATGGATTTATTATTGATCCGGATGCAATTGCCGAATTAGATTTTGGCGGTGGCTCCGTATATACGCCTCAGAATATTATTGATATGTTCTTTCAAACCGGTAGTATTTTCGCAAGAAGTTTTGGTGCTAGTGGCGACCCAATGTACAGCAAGCCAATTACCGAATTAAGAACTGGGGATTCGCTAAATAAACTTCAAGCATTAAGAAACGAGCGCGCAGGTTATTTAGATTTGATGCGAGATGTTATTGGATTAAACAAAGCTTCTGATGCGTCAACACCAGAGAAAGATTCTTTGGTGGGAATTCAAAAACTTGCTGCGTTAAATAGCAATCTAGCTACTAGACATATTTTATTTGGAAAAAAATACATTATTAAAGGTTCTGCGGAAGGTGTAAATTATAGAATTGCTGATTTGCTAAAATTCTCAGACTTAAAAGAGGATTTTGCGAGAAAAATTGGCGCAACTGCCGTAATGGATTTAGAGGCAATTATGAAGTTGCATTTGTTTGATTTTGCAATATTTATCGATTTATATTTAGATGCCGAAGAAAAAGCCAAATTAGAGATAGATTTGTCTGATGAAATAAAAAACGGCACTTTGAGTTTTGCTGACAAATACAAAATATTGTCTATTCCTAATTTCAAATACGCTGTAAATTACGCTTCTATTTTGAGGGATAAGAGAATGAAAGAGATTCAGAAAGCGAAAATGCAAGAAATTCAAGCGCAAGGACAAGCAAATGCCGAATCTGCGCAATTGGCTGAGGGTGCTCGTCAGCAGACAGCGCAAATTGTGGGTCAAATCGAAATGCAAAAACAAGAATTGGTTAATCAAGGATTAATTCAAAAAGAGCAAATAAAAGGCTTAGAAGAAAGACAAACTTTAGAAACTAAATTCTTAGGAGAATTTCAAATTGCCCAAGTAGAAGCAGGAATTCAAAGCGATAAAATTAAATTCATCGAAGACAAAAAAGACGAGCGTTTGGTCAAGCAAGCCACAATGACAAGTGAGGAAAACTCCAAAAAACAAAAAGAAGGTGCCGAACCTATAGATTTCGAAAAGAAAGAAGTCAACGAAGAAATATTCGAATTAGAAGATTAACCATAAAAAAAACAATCATGGCAAAGAAGCAAAAAGTAGAAAAGAAAATCCCAACAAGAGTAGAGTTGGTTCAAGCAAAAATTCCTTTTAAAACAGAAGGAGGAAATGTGTATTTTTCAGTTAAAGAATTGAAAGAGAAATATCCGTTTTTGACAAATCACGATCACGACGAAAAGAAATTTGATGATGATTTTGTCGGAATTATGATTCAAGATTTACAAATAGAAAAATAAAACAAAACCCTATCAATTACGATAGGGTTTTTTTAGTTTGCATTAAAGAGTCTTTTTATGTGGTTTACAACACCGGTAGCGATATTCGTTCTCTGTCTCTTTAGACTACTTTAACTACTAACGCCGTCAATTAATGCCATGGCTTGTGCGGAAAGGTTTAATACAAAATTATTGATTTTAATACACTTTTCAATAACAATAGAAAAATAGTATCAACTTTTATTTTACGATAAGAAATATTTATATCTTTGTCAATAATTCATAATCTAAATTCAAATCACAATGCCAGAAGAAATAGAAAAACAAGAACCTACTGAAGTTGTAGAAACGGCAGTAGAACAGCCGACAGCAGAAGAAGTTATTAAGCCGTGGACTACGGTAGACGATACGCCTGAAGTTCATCCTTCTTTTTTAGAACAACCAAAAGCTGAAGAAGTTGTAGAAGTTATTGAAAAAGCAGTTGAAGTTCCTATTGTAGAAGCGCCAGTCGTTGAAACACCAATCGAACAACAAAACGCTCCTTTAGTTATTGACGAAAACGTTATTCTAAAAGAACTGAACGAAAAATACGGATTTGACGCAAAATCTTTGGATGATTTAAAGCCTAAAGAAATTGCCAAATTAGATCCGGAAGTCGAAAAGTATTTAGAGTACAAAAAAGAAACAAACGGCAGGAGTTACCAAGAATTTTTGGAAACACAAAAGGACTGGACCGCCGAGCCAAAAGAAAACATTCTATTGCAAAATCTAAGATTGGAAAACCCAACTCTTACCGATAAGCAAATTGAAAGATTGTTTCAAAAAGAATATGTTGCTTCCGAATTCGCTGATGAAGACGAAACCACGGACAAGGAAATCAATATAGAAAGAGATTATCAAAAAGGTCTAAAACTTTTAGAAAGTCAAAAAGAAAAGTATAAAGTCGTTAAGGGTCTTGACGAATCGATACCAGAAGACTTCAAAAAAGCTAAGGAATTTGCTGATAGTTACATAAAACAACAAGAAGAAAACAAGATTGCTTTCGAGCAGACGGCTAAAGATTTTCAGTCTAAAACTGATGAAGTTTTCTCTTCAAATTTTGAAGGTTTCAAAGTTAAAGTAGGAGACGAAGAATTCAGTATTAAGCCTGATGATGTACAAGAAACAAAAAGTACGCTTTCTGATTTGAGCAATTTCGACAAAAAATTCTTTGACGAATCCGGTAAGTTGAAAGACCCGCAAGGATATTACAAAGCATTGCATTTTGCTATGAACCCTGAAAAAGTTGCCGAGCATTTCATTAAAATTGGAATGGCAAAACAACTTGAAATTGAAGAAAAAGAATCCAAAAACATCGTAGTTGATGGGGTTAAAAACATTCAAACGGGTAGCCAAATCAAGCGTTGGACTGTCGAAGAAGAAAAATAGTTTTCATGCTGTTGTTTTAACCAAAGTAAAAAGATAAAAACAACCAAAAAATTAAGAAAAAATGGGATTATTAAATGTTCCTGGAGTTATTTTAACTCCTTCGCCTACAAAAGTTCCTACTCCGACTAATTATATTAGCGATGACGAGTACAACTTATTGACTCAGTATATTCCTGAGTTAGAAGCTCAAATTGTTGACCGTTTCGGTTCGCAAATGATTACTGGTATGCTTGCCGAATTAGGTAAGGAAAGTCCGTTTCAAGCGGATTTAATTAAATGGAACGAAGAAGGTCGTCTTACCCAATTGGCAGAAGGCGTTACTCGTTCATCTGATGTATTTACATCAACCGCACACACTTTTAGACTTAACGAACTTATTTCTGTTAGAAATGCCGATGGTTCTGTAGTTAAAAAAGGTCAAATTACCGCTGTTACAACTAACGGATTTACCGCTTTATGTGGTACCGGAACTTGGACAGATGTAGGTACTACTGGACTTGTCGTTTATGCTTTCTCTAACGAATACGCTAAAGGCGCTGAGTTTTTAGGCGGTGGTTTAAACAGTCAAGTTGAACAATTCACTCAAAAACCGGTTATCATTAGAGAGTATTTGAAAGAAACCCGTTCTAACTTAGCGTTACGTACTTGGGTTGACACGGGAGAAGGGTACTTATGGTACTTCAAAAACCTTAGTGATACTAAAAAACGTTTTAGTAATGCCGTCGAGAACGGTCTTATTTTAGGTCAAAATTGGGATGGCGATTTGTTAGCTGCGGGTGTTGAAGGTACTCAAGGTTTATTCTCTTGCGCTGAAGAAGGAAACATCTTTGAAGGACCAGCGGTTGACTTGGATGATTTCGATTCAATCATTGACAGATTTAATGCTCAAGGTATGATTTCAGAAAATTATATCTACGCTACTTCTGCTCAAAACCGTTTGATTGACCGTATGATTAAAGCGGAAAACGTTACAGGATCTGCTTGGGGTGCTTTCGACAATAAAGAACAAGGTATCAAGTTAGGATTTAAAGACTTCAATTACGGAAACTACAATTTCTACAAATCTAATTGGAGATTCTTAGATAATCCTACAGGAGAAGGTTCTGCTGTTGGAGCAACTAAAACACACGCAATCTTTATCCCTTCTGCATCTAAAAAGATTTACGATGTAATGGAAGGAAAATCTGCTACTGTGCCGATGCTTCACGTTAAATACAGAGCGTCTTCTGTTGTAAATCGTAAATACGAAATGACAATGAGAGATTGGGCGACTGGAACTAACAGAGCTGACGTAAAAGAGACTGAATTCCTTACTGAAAGAGCATTAGTTTCTACAAGCAGAAATAATTTGTTGATTGCAAAAGGTTAAACATCAATAAATAAAGCATAAAGGCTTGTGTAACAGCAAGCCTTTTTTTTAAATTAAATCTTAAATTAAATCAAAATGGAAGAAGTTAAAAAACCGCATCATTTATCTGCGGAAGGTAGAGCATTAAAAGCTCAAGAAGACGCTAAAAAGTTAGCTGAACAAAACGCTGAAAAGGAGAATCAAGAACAAGCGAATAAAACCGAAGTTGTTGCTGAAGTTTTAGAAAAGCCCGAAGAAGTTGTTGAAGAAAAAGAACCAAGTATTTCTTTATCACAAGTAGAAAGTATGCTTGATAAAATGCTTGAGCAACGATTGGCGAATTTGCCAAAACAAGAGATTGAAAAACCTGCGGAAGTTGTAAAAGAAACTTACAAACCGCTATCAGCCAAAGAAGAAAACTTTGACGAAATTCCGGGACTTGAAGATTTCGAAGTAAAAGACAGACTGTACGTTTTGTGCAATAATCAAAAACCGCCATCGCGAGGAATCAGAAACAGAAGTAAGGCGCCATTGAGTCCTTTGACTTATCTGAATCCGCAAACCAAGCAAACTTTCGCATTACGTTATTCTGTAAATCAAGTTTCTTTTTTCATGGAGAAACAAAAAGGAGATGTTGTAGTTACTCCTATCGAGTTCAAAAACGGAATGTTGAAAACCAACAAAAATGAAATTCCACTTCAAAAGTTCTTGGCAATTCACCCGGACAATAAAGCAAACGGAGGTTCTATTTTTGAAGAATATGATCCAGCCAAAGAAGCAAGTATTGAAATTGAAAAAGAAGACAGATTATTCGAGGCGCAACAACTTGTTCGTTCAATCAGTCCTTTGAATCAAGATGCCGTTGCAAGATTGATGTGTTCTGATTACAAAGAAGAATGGGTTCCTGCTGAATTAAAACGTTCTTTATATAGTGCTGTTGCTAAAAGTCCTGCAGCGTTCTTGAAATTGGCAAATCAACCGTCATTGGAGGTCAAAGGTGTAGCGAAAACAGCGTTGTATCGCGGAATTATCAGTTACAGCAATTACAAATGGCTGAATGACAACAAAGAGGTTTTAGTAGAAGTTTCAAGAAACGTTGATGAATACGATGCAATTGCTGAATATTTAATGTCAGGAAAAGGAATGGCGTTCTATGAATACCTAAAACAAGCTATTGGATAATCGTTAATCGATGTATATTAAAAAAGCCATTTCGCAAGAATTGGCTTTTTTATTCTGCATTACGGTTTTCCGTAAAATTATTCCAAATATAGTTTTTATATTTGCATTAAGCGGATGCCGAAAAGCTAACGAGTAGGCAAACTATATACACTATATATTATGAACGATTGTAAATTAAAAAAGCCAGAAAACGACAGTATTGTCTTGGTTGGCATGAGCGAAAAACCAATGTCTTTAACAAGAGCTATTTTTCTAGAAGATAGATATTTCGAAGAAAAAGATTTAAACGTAGAGCTTTTTCCAACACATTGGAAACCTATTAAAGTTATTTTACCTACTAGATTAAAAACGGTATTCCAAGAGGGATTTGACCGATTCAATGAAATTGGCGGAGATTTTGAAATCTTCAACAAAAAAGAAAACAAAGAAGAATTTGATTACTATTTTAAAGACTTGTTTCCAAAGCCTGAATTAAACGACCAAGAATGTGTTTTTGCAATCTTAAAAACGCCAGAAATACTGATTCCGCTGTATAAAGTTCATCGATACTATGTGATGAATAATGACGGCAGTACGTTCTTAAATCTATCTTTTAAAGATGGATTGAAAGCATTGTTTAATAAATCGGATTTGACAAGTTTTGGAAATTACTTGCTTTCAGAAGAAAGAAAAGAACGATACAAAGATTGCACAGATTTTAAACCAGAAGAACTTGCCGACAGACTGTCAAGCGTTCATAAAGAAGATTTCTATAACTGGCAAAACAAATAAATCATGAAAAAGTCTGAATTAATAAAGAAACTCAACGAATTTTCTGAGGAAGATTATGATGTATGTATATTTGATTACAGTAAAAACATGAATGAAGCGGATTCAGAGCCAATAAGTACGGGAATATATCAACAATTTGAAGTAAGCTTAGAGTATAATGATGCCGAAAATAAAACTTCAGAAAGATTTATAGGATTGGTATTTGAGAATGAAGATTATCCAAATGTTTTTGAAAAAATAATTAAAAATTAGACACTTTTATTTAAACCGCTTCAATCGAGGCGGTTTTTTTTATTACATAAAACAGTAATTATAAGAAAATAGTATTGAAACTGAAACAAGTATCATTTTTTTCTATCTTTGTTGTAAATTAATGTCAATGAGCGCACAAAACCCATTTGAATATTACGAAAACGAAGAGTTGATTGGGAATTTCCAGTTCGTGCCAATCGAGCAAATCGTAAATAACTTCACTCAAAACTATTTAGGTGACGATACTTTGCATGGAAATATTCCTCGTTCGAAAGTTATTTACCAAGCCAAACAAGGTATTAGAGAATTTACTTTTGGCGCATTAAAAAGTCCTAAAGTAGTAGAATTGGAACTTGGGGACAATCTCGATATCATCAAACCGCCTGATTACGTTGATTACATTAGAATTTCTTGGGTAAACAAAGAAACGGGTCAAATTCACCCAATGTCCGTAAATAATAAAACGCCATTAGGGGTCGCTTATTTGCAAGATAATTCTGCCGAGATACTATTTGACAATGACGGAGATATTTTGATTGGAACTACCGCTATTGAGTACATCAACGATATTAAAAAGCATCACAATACAGATAACTTTAACAATGGTGGTTTTTACGGTGCTTACGGTTGGGGAAATTGGTATAGCATTAACGCAAATTGGAGATTAGACACTACGCTAAATGCCAATGGAACTTTTAATGTTGATGAAAAAAGAATCCATTTTAGTTCTGAAAGTGCCGATAGAATTATTTTGTTGGAATATATTTCGGATGGTAATGAATTGTTGGAAAAAGACATGAAAATCCACAAATTTGCAGAAGATGCGTTGTATGCGTGGATTAATTACCGACTTTCTATAAATTCGATTCGATTGCCGGATTACGAAAAAAGAAACATCAAAAAAACTTACGATACTTTGTATAGAAATGCAAGAGTTCGCTTGCTTCAAATCAAGCCAGCCGAATTCATGCAGCAGTGGAAAATGTCGAAAATCTGGATTCGCTGATTATGAATATAAAAAACATATTTGCTAAGGGTACAATCCAGAAGGATTTGGACGAAAGATTCGTTAGCCCAGATGAACTTATCGATGCTGAAAACGCCATTGTAATAACTTCTGAAGGTTCTAATGCCGGTGTTTTGAAGAACGTTACGGGTAATGTCAAAAAAACAAATTTGAATATTGCCGGCGCCAAAACAATCGGTCATGGAGTTTTGTCTTCAAAAAGCAAAGTTTACAATTTCATTTCCGGAAGCGTTTACGATTACATTATTGAAACAGATGTTCTTACTTGGAACTCAGAGATTGTCGCGCAGTCTTCAATTGGGCAATTACTGAATTTTGACCCTAATAAACGAGTAACCAATGTAGATATAATTATTGATCCGGAAGGTGGTGGTGATTTATTATGCTTTAGTGGCGATTCAAACCCTCCAAGATGCTTAAATATAAAAACGGCTAAGAATTGGGGAATTAATGGATTTTCCGAACAAGAAATTTCACTTATTAAAGCGCCGCCGTCGTATGCAATTACACTTACTCCTTTAATTTCAACAGAAAACCCAGAGTCAAACTTTTTAGAAGATAGATATTTGTCATTTGCGTATCGTTACAAATACACAGACGGTCAATATTCTGCTATTTCTA